CTCATGGCGTCTCGCTTTTCAGCATGGTGTCTTTTTTGGGCACAGGATTATGTCCCAGCCACGCTCGCGCACAGCAAGTACACACAAACAATGCGCCGTCCTGCTCGGTATCTGCTGAATCGCAATACGGGCAGACACGCCCTGGCACAGGGTTACTCACCCGTGTCCACCATCAACATGGTGTCATCGGTCGGGGCCATGTCTTCGCCCATCTCGTGTGCCATCTCGCTGGCAGCCGCTTGCTGGTCTTGGATGTGCGTCTGTGCCAGTTGCTCCTGCGCGTGGTTGGCTTGCAGCGCGGCCATTTCTTGCTGGTGCCGCTGCGTCAGCGTCAGTTCTTCGCGAGACACTTGCGCGTGGAGCATGGCGGTGGCTTCATCCGCACGAATCTTCATCTCGGTAATCGCCAGTTGCGTCTCGTTCCGCATCCGTTCGATTTCCAGCTTGGCTTGCTGGTCGCCCTGCGCCGTCTGCGCTTGCATCTGGAGTTTCTGGCCGTCCATCTCCAGTAGCTTGGTCTTTTCGTCCAGCGCCTTGGTCAGTTGCTCGACCATCTGCCCGGCTTGCTGCAACTGTTGCTGCAACTGCTGCGGATCAGGGCCGTTATCCTTGGCTTGCAGCGGTGGCGGCAACATCTTCTTGACGCGCTCTGCGGCTTCCAGATGACCGGGGAAGTCGCGGAACTTGAGATAGATGTCGCCCAGAATCGGGAACAGGCTCGGGTTGGCTTGGAACAAATTGCCCATCTCGTCCGCGCCTTCTTCGTTGCGGCTCTTATACGACTTACCGATGCTGACCACCACGCCGTAGCGGCCCTTCTTTAGGTCGTAATGCAGCACCTTGCCCTGCGGACGCGGCGGAGGCGCAGGAGGCGCTCCGGGCATCCCCATCGGCGGGCCTTGCGGCGGCATCCCCATGCCCATCTGCGGGGCTGTTGGGGGCTGCGGCGACGGCATTGCGGCCATCGGGCGCTTGGTCTGCGGGTTCATGGTGAACGGCTGGTTCAGCATGACCGTCTTGGCGTTGTCTTCGCGGTCCAAAATACGCGCCACGCGACCGGGCCGGTCATAGATGAACGGAATCAGGTCTAGGACCACCTTGGCTTCATACGTCAGGCTGATTTCCGCGAGGTTGTCGAGGAAATGGCTGGACCCAGCCGTGTGCTGGTTCTGGAGCGCCAGCACGGCGCGGCCACTTTTAGCATTGGTCGCTTGCTGCCCCAGTGCTGACTCGTATGCGCCCGTGCCTTCATGGATAAACTCCCGCGCTTGCTGCAACAGCAACATGCTCGGACCCAACCGCGACGTATCGACCTGGGTGCGTTGCGGCGGGGGCGCAGGGGTCCCGTTCAGACTGACGTTGCGGTAGCGCAGATACGGGAAGTTGCGAACATTGGCGAGTTGCCACTCTTGCTCGTGGCCTTCTTCTTGGCCTTCGACCATCGTGTAGGGCGCTTTGGTTTCAAGGCTGGCCATTTCCACGGCACTGGACGCGCTGTAGTTCAGCAGACGCACGGCGTCCTTGTTCGGCTCAATCATGCCGACCCAGCGCCGTTCCGCTTCAAACGGAATCAGTTCGCGGCCCACCACCGGGATAATCGGGATGTAGCGCCCGTCCATCGCCTGCTTCGGTTCCAATTCCTCAATGGCGTTGATGGTGGACCAGTACAGAATGGGTTTCTTCTCGACCTTGGTGCGAGCGTCGGCCCCCGTTCTAGCGGTTCGACCCTCTGGAATGTCGTCGTCCATCGACTCTGACCCGTCGTCCAGCAGCACCTTGCGGCTCGTCTCATACTCCAGCCGGTAATACTCGGCCACACGCACCGCACGGGCGGCACCTTCGCTGCCTGACACCCAGTGTTGCGTGGTCGTGCCGATGGTAGACAGTTCTTCCTCGGTGTAACTCGCCATCTGGCTGTTGGGATACCGGCGCTTATAAGTCTCCCATGGCATGTCGTTGGTCAGGAACGCCCACTGCCCATCCGAGTAGTCCGGTTCCTGCGAGAACGGGTCCAGCACCACACTGCCCTGCTGGAGAATGCGTTTAATGAGAATGCGCTGGTCAAAGGCGTCGTCGCTGTCCGGGTCCGGCTCGGTAATGACGCGGTAATAGCCACGTCCGGCCTTGACGGCGCGTTCAAACGCCCAGCTTCGCGCCAGTCCCGCTCGGCTTTCGACCTCGATGCGCCGATACAGCCCCTGAATGACTTCAGCGGTGTCGTCACTGGCCTCGTCAGACAGCGGATGCACACTGACGCCCAGATGCGCGGCTTTTTCTGCGTTCAGCACCAACTGAATCGGGTGGTCCAGGCTCGGGATACTGAGCATCGGGCGCTGTGGAATGGCGACCCCGCCAATCAGTTGCGGCTTGCGCTGGTCTTTGACATCAGTCGGCCAGCACAGGTCCGGCACCTGAAAGCGCAGCGCATCGACCTCGCGGTGACGCTGGTCCACGTCCGCGTCAGAGCCAATCTTGAATCGGTCAAGTGCTTGCTTCAGGTCGTCGGTATATGCCATGACTTAATGCGCCATCCAACTGGAGCCGTGTGCCCATGCCCGTGACGGGCGATAGGACGGAGTCGGCGGGACGCGCATCTGCGACCGCCCCGAAATAATCAGATACCGCGTGGCGTCCATCAAGTGGTCGCCGCTTTTGACAATTTTGCCCTGCTCGTCTCGATGATACTTGCGGAACTCGCTGCGCCAATTCCGCAGATGCTCTTGCACCTTGAGCCGCCCCGACACCAGCAGGTTCCACGTCTCGGTAATGCCCGCTTCGACGGCGTTGACCGCAGGGTCCAGTTTCAGGCCGAGGCGTCCATAAATTTGGATCAGCGTCCGTCCGTCAATCTGGCTGCTGCCCGACGACGCCGGGTCAATCACGCCGGACATCCATTCGCCACGGGCTTTAATCGCTTCCGCGTGGCTGGCCGGTTCGCCCTGCCCTTGATAATGCTCGTCGTACAGGATGATTTGCCCAGAACCGGGGTCTTGTGCGCCCCAAATCACCGCCGTGCGGTTCCAGCCGACATCCATCGCATAGACCCGTCGCCAGGTTTCGGGAATCTCGGCGGTTGGGACCAGGATGTCTTTCTCGCTGATGGGATAAATTGCGCCAGAGCCGAGGCTGGGTTCGCCTTCGGTCCGTGCCGCAATCTGGTAGGGCGGCGTGGTCGCCATCAAGGCCCGACGTTCGTCCACATCCAGATGCGGCACATCCTTCCATCCCGCTTGGATGAACGTCTTGAACTCAGCCGACGCGTCCGTCTCGGGTTCCAAGAACCCCTTGACGACGGCGCTCATGCCTTGCAGCGGGGTGAACGTCACCATCACGATGCCCTTGGTGGTCACCGTGCGGTACAACATCTCCGTGTAGCAATCCGCCGGCGGTTCTTCGTCGCACCAGATGACATGCTTGGAGGTGCCTTCAAAACTCGGTCGTCCCTGCTCGTAAGTCTTCAGGCCCAGCAGACTCGACCCGCCGCTGCTGTGCTTGATGACCGCGCCTTCCAGCGCCCCGGGCAAACCGCGTGAGCTAATCGTCGAGAGAATCAAGTGCGCCGGAATCATGCCGGTGCCGGGCAGTTGCACGGACCCCAGCAGTTTGGCTTGCACAATGTCGCGGGTCGTCTGGCTGTTGGTGCCGACGGCCCAGCATTCCACGGGCGTGTCAAACCGACGACCCGTCCACCATGCCGGATACAGGCCCGTGAGGTGACACGTCAGTTCGTACGCGCCCGCCTCCGATTTCCCGACCCGGTTTGCCGCCATAAACAGCCGTTCCTTGAAGACCTTGCCTTGGGCAAAGAACTCCAAGTGGCGCGGATATAGGACACGGGCCGTTGGGCCGCTGTCGGCAAAGAACGTCGTAAACCGCGCACTCGACCGACGCGCCGCCTCGTCCATCAGTCGCTGATACAGCGCCTGTTCATCAAGCGTCAGCGGCATTACTTACGAAAACCCATGAGCAATTTTGCCAAATCTTCAGATGACAACTGGAGTGGCCACCCCTTCATTTCATCTGGCTGCATAACTGGCACCTCTTCCATTACTCGCAAGTTAGGAAGACGTTTCCTGCCAAGTAATGTCAATGGCGACCGCTCGGTCAACCCCAGTTCATCTTTGATCATGTCAGGCGCAACGACGCTTGCCATATGCCATGCGTTTTTCCACGGATGCGGGTTCCCACGTTCACCGGCTGTCAGGGCTTCGTAGACCATGTCTTTTAACAAATAAGCCGCAGCGGCCATTTTGTTGCGTGGACCTTGCTTTGCCGTGTCGTTTTTATTTGCCCGTGGTAACAGCATGTCGCCCATCGTGCCCGGTGCGTCTGACGTGGGTTTCTGCGGCATTAGTCCTGGAGCTTCTTGAGCAGCGCCGCCATGTTGGCTTTCAGTTCGGCGTCCG